CGGAGGAATGCGGCGACCTTACAGCCACCGCACGCCGTAGCACCCACCGACCCTTATCCCGAGCATAGTCGGTCACTGTCTTTCTTTCCCGGAGGTCATCAAACATGTAACCAATTTTCTGCCACGTATTAGGAGTCGGTACAAGAACAGTCAGGGATGAATCCCTAACTTCTTCGTCCATACCGGCCAGATCTGTACGACGACGCCAAAGCCTATACAAGGCAGTGGCTTTCGCCGTGTACCAGCTAGTGCACTCCCCTTTCCAGGGTAAAAACACTACCTGTCTGGCATTGCGTTCACGACCTGCAAGGATCATAGTATCGGTGTCTGTAAAGCCGAAGCTCACATGTTTCCGAACCGCAGGAGGAATCCGTCGTACAGCAGCGTACCAAGCAGAAGCAAACCGCCGATCGTAACCATGGTTATGATTAGACCGGCCAGCAGCACGCCTGAGTCCGTTAGCCAACGACATAAGTGACGCAACATCTTGAGGTATATCCTTGAGAAAGTATGGACGGACCGTCTGCCCCTCCCACCAGTCCGCCCCGCAAGATTCACGAAACGGGCCAGCAGAAAAACTCTTCTTCTCATTGGGGGTGAACCCGCAGAATTTCAGAGCCTGTCGAACGTACGCGTCGTGCATAGCCGGGACGATTATGTCGTCACCGTACACTGACACGCGCACACTCGAACCTTGCAGTTCCACAGCCGACTGTGAGATAGCCCAGAAAATCAGGCTCTCCAGCTCGAACGTGAACCCGTTCCCCATTGAGGAGAACCGCTGAAGCCGCACCCACTCGTTTTCCACGAGCGCGTACTGCGTGCGTACAAGGTTTAAGGCATAGAACCATCGTGGAGGTAACAACAATTCCACGAGGCGCGATGCAACGGTATCAGACGCATTTGAGAGATCAATCGTCGCCCAGAAGCCAGTAAGCGAACCCTCACGGGCAAGTTTCTGGTTCCGGGTTTGGTCGTTCAGATCGATCCCTGCGCGGTTGCGCAGGCGGCGGCGCATTACTGCCCCCAGACCGCTCTGCAGCCATAGATTTACCAATGGCTGGATCTCAATGTTACGATGCGTCTTTGCATCTTTGGGCACTACAGAGTGTTTCCCACCTTGCACGACCATGACTTCCACCTCCCTCCGGGCGGTGTAGGTCAGTGAGTCTGTCCACGCCTGGTACTCCGCAAGGAATCCAGGCATGTAGCAAACAAGCGCCACAGTACAACTAGGGACGCTGCCGAGCTTTTGATAGTCGCTAGTTTCCG